CCAATACGTCAGTTAACCAATCTACTCACTCTCTGCGCGAGCCATTCGAAATGTTCCTGGAGTGGGTCCCGGATCAGGACCTGCTCAAAGCGTATGCACTCCGTTCGGGGCTCACCCTGGACAACTTCGGCTCCAAGGCAATCGCCGGGTTCGTGCTCCACCACGACGCGAAGGGCTTGGTGCAGACCGAGAAGCAATGGCTCGCCGCCCTGGTCAACTGGGTGAAGTTGGACCTGGCCCGCGCAGCTCGATCCGCTACCGGTAAGCCGAGCGCGCAGCAATCGAACTCTTTCGATGACGACGACACCTCATGGCTCAACGGAGGGGATGACCAATGAACCAGGTAGCCACAATCGCCCATGGTCTTTGGGCCAAAGTTCAGACCGGCCAGTACATCCCTGCTGGGGACACGCTTCCCGCCGAGATCAAGGCCGAGCTCGATCGCAAAACTGCTGCAGTGATCAATCGGCTGTTCCGTGATCTCCGGACCATCTTCAGCGCCTGGAAACAGGCCTGGCCGGATATGAATACGTACAAGGCCGCCAAGCAGCAATGGCTGATGGCGTTCCTCGAGGCAGGCATCAACACCCCCGAGCAGCTGCAGTTCGGTCTGATGCGCTGCCGCCAGTCAGGACGTGAGTTCATTCCCGCGCCCGGCAAGTTCATCGAGTGGTGCCAGCCATCGCCGGAGATGCTCGGCCTTCCAACTTTGGCGGCCGCATTCCGGGAGGCTACTCGAAACGCCCATCCTGCGATGGCTGGCCGGGGCAGCTGGAGCCACGATGCTGTCTGGCACGCGGCCAAGGAGTGCGGCTTCGAGAACCTCAACAAACTGCCATCCGATGCCTGCTCGAAACTGTTCGAGCGCAACTACACCATCGCCGTCCGCCGAATCGTGGCCGGAGAGCCGCTGCAGAAGATGCCGCTGGCACTTCCCGCCGAAGTTGCCGCTAACCGGACGCCAGAAGTCGGCAACAACGCCCTGGCGGCCATGCGCGCCCGCCTTGCAGGTCGTTGAACACCCCAGCTAGGAGCTTGATCTATGCGCCAAACGAAGTTGACCAAAGCCGCGCGCGGGCGTGAGTGCCAAGTGCGCATCCCGGGCGTATGCAATGGTAACCCCGAGACCACCGTCCTTGCGCACTATCGCCTGGCGGGCACCTGCGGCGTCGGCAAGAAGCCGCACGACCTGCAAGGCGCCTGGTGCTGCAGCGCTTGTCACGACGCTTGCGACGGGCGCAGCCGGGCAGTGGACCGCGATACCGCACGCCGGTACCACGCCGAGGGCGTCATGCGCACCCAGGCGCTGCTGCTCAATGAGGGGGTACTGATCGCATGAGTTCGCCCGCTATTCGCCCGTTCATGGCCAAGCCGACTCGCGCCAAGCCCGTCGACCGGGAAGGGCAGGAGCAGGCCGCGCTGATGCAGGAGCTGCAACTGCGCTATCCGCAGGCCTACAAGCTGATCTACCACGTCCCGAACGGTGGGCACCGGGTCAAGGCGGTGGCCGCGAAGCTGAAAGGGCAGGGCGTGAAGGCCGGTGTGCCTGACCTGGTGCTGCCGATGGCGCGCGGCGGGTACTTCGGTCTGTACATCGAGTTCAAGGCCATGCCGCCGTTCGATGCCCCGGTCTCTCCCAGCCAAGACGCCTACCTGCAGGCGCTCGCCGATCAGGGCTACCTGGCCATCGTGTGCCGGGGCAACATCGACGCCGTCGAGGCCATTCGCGCTTACCTGTTGCTGCCTGCCACGGTGGCCGCATGAGCGCGACCCGCGAAGTGAAGTTGAGCGAGGCCGAAGTGCGCCGGCAGGCTGCCGACAAGTCAGTACGCGACCTGCGCGACCCGCGTCACCCCGGCCTGTATCTGCGGTTCTGGAGCAACCGCAAGCGTGGCACCTGGCACCTGGTGCGCGGCAAGAAGTGGGTGCCGGTCGCCCGTTGGCCTGACCTGAACGTGGCGGCGGTGATTGCCGAGCTGCCTGCGCTGCGTCAGCGCCTGCTGCGTGACCCGGCCACTGCCCCGGTGGTCTCTGGCATGGCTACCGTGGGTCAGCTGCTGGACTGGTACGGCGATCGGATGGCGCGTGACCGCTCGCTGTCGGCCAAGCGCAAGGCCGGCGCCAAGTCTGCCGTTACCCAGCACCTCAAGCCGCGCCTGGATGACCTGGCCCTAGCTGACGTGACTGCCGATGCGTTGGACAAGCACCTGATGTGGCCGTGCCAGGCCGAGGTGTCGCTGTCCTACCTGCGGCAGATGTTCGCGCTGCTGCTGACCGCCTTCCGCCAGGCCCTGCAACTGGGCCTGATCGACAGTAACCCCATGGCCGGGATGCGCTTCAATGACTTCACCAAGGCCAAGATCCTGCCCAAGGCAGCCCGCCTGCGTGACGTGCAGTTGCCGGAGCTGATGCAGCAGCTTGCCCAGGCATTCCAGCAGGAGCCGGGTGACGCCATGCTGGCGCTGATGATGCTGACCCACGGCACACGGATCGGTGAGACCCGTATGGCCCGCTGGAACGAGATCTCGGTGGCGGCTGCCGAGTGGTTCATCCCCGCTGCCAACGCCAAGACCCGTACCGAGCACCGCCTGCCGCTCACCGCCCAGGTGCAAGCGCTGCTGACGCGGTACCGGGCCATTCAGCAGGCCGATGGCTATGAGGGGGTCTACCTGTTCCCGAATCGCCGGGGCCTTTGTCTGAGCGAGACGCAAGCCAGCAACGTGTTCAAGCGCCTGGGGCAGGGCGAGTGGACCAGCCACGACCTGCGCAAGGTCTCCCGCAGTACCTGGACCGACCTCGGCATCGACGGACACATCGGCGAGATGCTGCTTAACCACAAGCTGGGCAAGATCGCCAGCACCTACATCCACACTCAGGCCATGCAGCAGCGTCGCGCCGCGCTGGAGAAGTGGCACGTCTGGCTTGATCGGATCGGCTTTGCAGCCATTCACGGCCTTACCAAGGCCTTATTTGAAATTTCGCAGAAATCGCCAGAGGCCACAGCAGCCGTGGCGCCGAGCGACCTTACCGCATTTGTAATTAGCGAGGATTCAAAGTGACAGGGAAGAGCCGCGGCCCGGCCTTCAAAAAGGCAGTGATCGAGTTGGCTCAATGCCCTTTGTGCCGTGGGAGAGCGGTCACCAAGGGTTTGTTCTACGAACTGCCATGCGACAACTGTAACGCCTCGGGCTTTGTGGCAGCCGCAACAGGCGATGCCCTGGGCCTGGATGAACTGGTGACCCAGCTCAGCATGGCGCTGCAGGCCGCGCACCGACAGATCGAGCAGTTGAAGAACCCTCAGGCATTCGGGCCTGAGGCGACATATCAGGGAAGCAACCGGCGCGGCGCCGGCGGCACCAACTACACCGGGGATTGAGGGGGAAGGACATGAAGAAACGGACCTATGTAGACAAGGCCCTAGGTGATACAGCGTACATGCTCGAACAATGGGGCTGGTGGCGCATGGATGGCATGGGCGTGCCTCGGTATGTATGCCCGCTGTATGCGCTTATGAAGGAGCACGCCCCAGCGGAAGGCGGACTCAAGCAATATGTGATTACGGACGACCTCGCCCTGGCGGTGGACGGCGCTGTAGCCAGGTTGAACAAGCGCAATCCGCAGATGGGTGGGTTTGTCTGGCTGTACTTCGGTGCCAAGTGGCCGGCGCTGCGGATCGCCCGAGAGCACAAGATGAGCGAAGCCAAGGCGCGCGAGCTGATCAACACTGGAGTGGCCTGGATCGATTGCGCCCTAGAGCAATTGCGCGAGGCTGCATAAAAAGCTTTCCGCGCGGATAAACACCTGTTTTCATAGCAGCGTGTCCAGCTTGCAAGCAACACGACACATACGAACCCCGGCCATTGTGTCGGGGTTTTATTTTCTTGTATCAACAATTTTGCGATACTGAAATGCCATCACTCTCAAGGAAGACCTTGATGCGTTTTCGTGTCGCTCTTGCCGCATCTCTATTATCGCTGCTGACGGGCTGCGTTTCCGCTCCCCCCCTTAACTTCTCAGTGCAAGGTGTCGAGCCCTCGACGCGGAAAGTCGACGCAGAGTTGCGGTCTGTTTCGGTGTCTTACGCTGCTCCATCTGAGCAAACCGGGGATGTCCCGTCCGATGGAGAGGGAGTGCCATTCCTGTGGGAAAGAGCTCTTTCTGAAGCTATAAACAAATCCTCGATCTTTGATGATGAGTCAGCGAAGAAAGTGAATCTCTTTGTCAAGATTCGCGAACTGGACCCTCCCGAGGCTGGAATCACGATGACCACTGGCGCATCGGCGAAATATTTGTTGGTGGATCGGAAAACTGGCGCGACGATCCTTGAAGAGAACATAACCACGAAGGGGGTTGTTCCGCCTGGATATGCATTCGTTGGTTACGTGCGAGCCAAAGAGTCGATAAACCGTGCGGTACAGACCAACATCCGGGAGTTTCTGAGCAGATTGGAAACGTCGGCACACTGATAGCTTGACCGATTTCAAGCACAGGAAATGAAATTATCGAAATGAGGCTCGCCAACTAGGCGGGCCTTTTCTTTTTGCGCTCCCCAAAAGGGAGGAATCGAGATGCCAAACATGCCCGAGAAGGATCCTGGCCTGTGGGCCGCTGTGCTCACCTGGGTGCTGGCCCATCAGCCTCAACTGGGTGCCGCTGGCTTGTCAGTCGCGATCGCCGTCCTCCGGGTAGTGTATGGCGGCGGCACTCGGCGGCAGATGTTTTTGGAGGGCGCTTTGTGCGGCCTCATCACCCTGGCACTGGTGCCGCTGCTCGAATGGATGGGCCTGCCGCAGGGCATG